AACTTGAAGACAAATTACTTACAGACATAGATCTCGGTCAGGTAACAGCAGCAACGGCTGCAGTGGCAATTGGTAAATGTCAGCAAATTGCAAATGGGGCAGTATACTTAGACGGCGATGAAAGACATGTCAAAATTGTGCATGAAGCTAAACTTGATGCAGTAAAAGATATTGTAGAAGAATTATCAGGTCAACCATGTCTTATCGGTTATCATTTTAAGCATGATTTAGATCAGTTAAAGACAATATTTCCTCATGCACCTGTGATTGGATCAGGAGTATCTGGTGATGCACTGACTAAGATTATTAATGTATGGAATGCAGGAAAAACACCTGTACTTCTTGCTCACCCACAAAGTGCAGGTCATGGTCTTAATTTACAAGGTGCAGGACATGCTGTGATCTGGTTTAGTAATACATGGTCATTAGAAATCTATGAGCAATTTGTAAGAAGATTATGGCGCCAAGGCCAGCGAAATAACATTATTGTACACCAGATCATTGCTCGTAAAACAGTTGATGAAGCTATTGTAAAAGCAATCGAGTCTAAAGACAAGACACAGCAAAGTCTGATGAATGCAATAAAAGATTATGCAGCTGTTTCACATGATGAAAGTAAAGTGGTTACTTTTATTAAAAAATGTGGTACTATGTTTATGTAGTAAACACTTAACTAAGGAGAATTAATGAAAGCATTTCCGAATCCGCATTACAAAGATATAAATTGTGAAGGTATGGACTTAAGAGACTATTTTGCAGGTCAGGCAGTTACAGGATTGTTATCAGCAATAGGCCAATATACAACAGGTTTTCCTCAAGGCACAAGTTTTGCAGAGATCACTGCATATGATGCATATTGGATTGCAGATGCAATGTTAGAAATGAGAAAAACACATCTGAACAACTTGATCAAATAGGAAATAAACGATGACTAAGAATCCATATATTTATATAGCAGGTCCGTTCTTTAATGACTGGGAATTAGGTGTCATTGAACGAATTAAGATGATTATTGAAACATATAACTTTAAATACTTTAGCCCTAAAGACGAACTGATGTATAAACCAGGCGTAACAACCCCTGAAGACATACTTAGAGCAAATGTTAATGGTCTAATGAAATCAGATTTATTGATTGTAGTTACTGACGGTAAGGATCCAGGNACAATGTTCGAGGCCGGCTGGGCATATGCTAAAGGTGTTCCTATGATCTATATGTGGCTTACAGGAACAAAGGAACAGAAGTTCAATGTAATGTTAGCAGCCACTGGTTCTGTGGTTAGATCATTTAATCAGTTATTTGAAGCACTTGATGACATTAGAGATACAGGCGAATTTCATCGTAAAATTTGGGGAGAAGGAGGAATGATGTATGAATAAAGAGGATCATGATTTCTTTATGCGTAGTTATTCATTAGAACATACTAAGCGTTACTCAATGAAACCTGTGATTCATCCAGAATCGGTAGCTACTCATAGTTATTTCGTAGCACTTGGTGTNTTNATGATGTCTAAAGACTATGANTTTGATGTTGATCTTGCAATGAAAATTGCTATATGTCATGATCTTGCAGAGATGGAAATTAGTGATGTTAATCACTTAGTTAAAAAGAATTTTCCACAAGTTGCTATTGCACTTAAAACTGCAGAAGAAGAAATTGTCAATAATTTTCCTGATCAAGTAAAAGAATACTGCCATTTGTACAATGATGAAACGCCAGAAGCACTTGTAGTACATTATTGCGATGCATTTCAATGCTACCAATATGCAATGAATGAGATTAATATGGGAAATGGCGGTTACATGGTTGATGTTAGAGATAATAGCTTAATACGTATGGCAAAATTAGCAACTAAACTAGAGGCGTATAAAGTATGACAACAACTGATGATGTAATTACTGAACGTGGTAATGTCTATGGTGATTTTCATGAAGGCATTATGCTGGAAACGATTATCATTGAGTCAATTAAATTTAGACACCAAGAACATCATGGTAAACAAATGCCACCTGAGTTTGTGATGTACATGACTAAAATTGCTATGAAATTATCAAGATTAGCAATTACACCGAACCATATAGATAGCTGGACCGATATTGCAGGATATGCAAGACTTGTTGAATTACACTTAAAGAAAGAAGAAAATGCCTAAAGTAACTAAAGATAAAATGCCTCATTTACAAAAGATGCACACCGAATTAAAGTTCGGTAAACAACCTGGACCATTGCAATTTGTAAACCAACTTACTGCAATTGATGTCAAGATTGTGCATGCACCAACAGTTGCAGAGCTTCGTAAAACGATCTCTGTATTCTTAATGAATACATGGAATGATAAGATTCAGTGGGCTTTTCCTGAAGAAGACATAGATCAGACCATTGACGAATTGTTTCGTTATGAATTACTACCCACTGCGATGGAAACGATCAATCTGACGTGGTCCGTAAATGGTATGGATATGATCGATACAACACATCTGATACGTCATCGCTTGTTTAGCTTTGCGGCACAAGTACATGGTGATCGTGATATGAGAGATGATAGAGTAATGGTAAAACCCTCTATTATGGCTAACCCTGAATTTTTTGATAGATACAGAAAGATAACTCAAGATGCTAGACAACTTTATATCGATATGCTTGATAGTGGGCTTGTGCATGGTCTCGATACCCGTACTATTATGCCTCGTAATTTTGAGCATTTTTATATGGTTCGCTGCACAATTAAAGACCTTATTGGTTATTGTGTTATGCGTGGTGATGAACAAATTCAAACAACAGTAGATAACATTATTGCAATGAAACTATGGTTAGAAGTATTAAAGATCTACCCATTCCTAAAAGGATTAGTTGACTTTAGAAAACCTGATGCATTTTATCAAAGACAATCTGCTAAAGGTAAAACAAATATCTTTCCACCTAATGCAAAGAACGATAACTTTGATTGGTGTGAAGAACAGTTTTACCACCCTATTGGAAGAGATGAATTCCCAGGCGGTGATGTCTATTTAAAAATACGAGAAGACTTATTAAGTCAAATTGATGCAATAGAAAAAAGGCATATACATGAGTGAAAGATGGTCAGTATATCAGTATAAGTTAAGTCAAAAGACTCACCAACAACGACTTCAGTTCTATCTTGATTTCTGTAAGCAACACCCTAAGCTTACAGAAAGAGTAAAGAGTGCATTATATGTTGTAGCAGTGAACTTAGAAACACAAAGTTTTACTGCAGAGATGTCAGGTCTTCCTAAACAAGTAGTGAATCGAGTAATTCGTAAGTTTAGAGACTTCTTACCTTTTTAACTTATCACTAAGATATTCATAACCTTCGTAGCCTAGGTATGGCAGTTGCATACCTAGTCCTACACCTCTTGCAAGTGGGTGAGGAACAGCACTTAATACACCTCCTGCACCACTGATTGCTTCAAGTGCACCTTTTAGCTTTTGACCTTTTTGCCAATCTTCAATGCCTTGAAGACCTTGAATAGTGCCTAATCCACCACCCACTGTAGGAAGCACATGACGAAGAACAGGATTAGCATTCATTGCTGCATTTGCTTTAGCAAGTACGTCCATAGCTTCTTGGCCATATGGTATTTTAGCAATTGTTTTACCAATAATAGATGGTTGATCAGTTGCTTTACCTAGTCTATCTAATGCTTGCTGTCTTTGTATATCAGCCTCTGTTAATTTCTTAGCAGCTTCTTTTTTACCTTCAGGTACAGCACTCTTTAATTCTTCAAGTTGCTTACCGATTTTATGAGTAATCTCTGCATGACTATCATGCTCTGCTTTTGCAAGATCATATGCTCTTTTAGCAAGTCTTTGCTCACCAGGCGTAACTCCTTGTACAGGTGGTTTATAAAGTTCACCTTCTAGTTCACCTGAAAGACGATAGTCACCAAGACCTAATGCTTTCTGTTTAGCTGCTGCAATTCTATTCTTCTCAGCAATTTGCCATGCAGATGTGCCTTGCTCATTTGCTTTAGACATGTCTTCAACTTGTGTAAGTAGCTTATGCGGTATCTTTTCACCTGGAATGACTGCACCATAGTTATAGCTCATTGGCGCACCTGCAACTTTTCTTTCACCAAAATCAAGTGCATCAAGCATTGTGGCTCTATGTGTTGCTTCATTTAACTTATCTTTAAGCATTGATAATTTAGCTACATGATCATCATGCACATTTTGTAACTGCTCTATGCTGTTTAAATGTAGTCTATTAATATTATCTAAGCTTTTTTGGTATGAGTTCTTTGCAATCTCTGCATCAGATAACTTTGTTGTAGCTTCTTGAAACTCAGGTCTCATGTAATCAGGTTGAGGACCTTTTTTAAGTAGCATCTCACCTGCACCTGCGCCTAGTGCTGCAGGAATAACTGATTCAACTGAATTAATAGTAGGAGAACTAAGAGTGACTGTTCCTTTAGGCTCTGCTTGTGATGTGTCTTGTGCTACAGAAGAAATGGCAGGTGCAGGAGGTTCATCAAAAATACCTGCATAGTGTTCTGAAGGTATTTCAGGTTGTGACTGCTGATCAGTATTTTTAGGGTCCATATATTACCTTTATTGATAAGGATATCGTTTTAATGCTTCATTCATCATCTTTGTATGATTATTAGGTAAATCTCTTCTATACAAATCAGAAGTAAAGAAGCCTCTAGGATCAGCAGTTTGATTTCTGTCATATGCTTGTTTAACATAACTATTATATGCATCGCCTAGTTCTAATAATGCAGAGTTGTCAACTTGTCTTCTTGTTGCCCAACCTTTAATGTAGTTAGGAAGTTGGCTCATGTTTGCATTTAAAGCAGATAACTGTTGATCTTGGTAATTAGTTACACGAGATCCACCGAATGCTGCAGTCTTATTAGCAATAATGTTATTAATCACCTGTTGTGAAATAATATTAGCAGCTCTTGAAGCCATTACTTTTTCTTGTGGTGTTAATTTAAGATTTTGATAAACAGGTTCTAAGTTAATACCTGCATGTGCATTCACATTATTAACTGATAAATTTCCGCCTTCTTGAAGAACTTGCATAGCAGCTTTACTAATTGCTTGTGCATAATTTTCTTTACCATTAAGCTGTAAAGGTGCAAAAATAGGGTTTGTCCCATCGGGACGCTTATACTCTGCATAGCTTTTTAACTCACTTAAGTCTGCATTAGATGACTTAAGTGAATCAATATTGATCTTAGCAAGACCTGAAGCCATTTCATTATAGTCTTTAATTGCGCCTGCTTCAATTGCTTTTCTTCTTTCATTAAACTGTTCAGGCGTTTCATCATATCTTTTGATAATGCCACTACTTTGTACAGGTGTTGTCTGAGGTTGTGGTTGATTCGCTGTTGATGTCGGTTGTTTTCCTAAATCCACACCATTCAGTATCTTATTAACATACCCTGCGGCTTTAGATGGGTCACTATATCCACCATAAGCAGCAAGTGCTTTATAGTAGTCTCCTCCATTTTGTTTAACAAGCTGTTGAATATAGTAATCAGCAGCAGCTCTTGATTCTTTTTCGTCAAAAGGGTTAAACTTAACACCTTGTTTATTTAATGATGCAGCAGTATCAGGCATAAATTGATGTTTACCCATTGCTTTACTGTCTTTATTCACTGCATATGGGTCTTTAGAACTTTCTACTACTTCAAGATTGTCTAAAAGTTTAGGCGGTGTCCCATAACTTTTCTCAGGACTAAATTCAACAGTCTTAACAGCTTCAGGTTGCTTAACGGCACCTGTGCCTGATACAGGAATTGTAAGACCTAGTTTTGAAGACCAAGGACCTAAATTAGAAAGTAAATCATCTTTTTGCTCTTGACTTAAGCCTGAAGTTGCTTTAGCAATATCAACACCTTTACCTAATAGCTCAATTGCATTCTTCATATCAGTCTGTTGTAGTTCAACACCTGTTTTAAGTGCATTTCCCATGTCTTTATCTACTGACATAAGTGCTACAATTTGCTGAGGAGTTGCCATTCTAGCAACAGAGGGTGCAACATTACCTGTCTGTAAGCTCTTTAATGCTTCTTGTGGTGATTCACCTCCCATAATATTGCTAAGAAGATTCATACCTTGCTGTTTAAGTCCCATTTGATACTGCTGACCGAGTAGTTGCGCTTTGATCATCGCAATATTAGGGGCTTGTTGCTGTTGCTGCTCTTGTTGTCTACCAACTTCAGTAGCTGCACTACCAAGAGCTTCACCTGCACTACCTGTTCGTCCTGGNTTAAGAAGTGCTCCTGCGACTGAGAACCAGTTTGGGTTCTGTCTTTGGTTTAATGAAGAAACAAGCTCATTCAGTGCTTGGTTTTGCTTTACTAAAATATCGCCAGGTGAGGTTGATGTATTATCAGTTTCAATAGGTAGTGCCATGTTTATTCCTTTAAGTTCCAGTATTGACCACACCAGGTACTACTTGTCCTGATTGTACAGCATTTTGTTGGTCTAGTGTACCTGTATTACCATATGCATTTTGAGCATTTGTAGCCAATAAATTACCAAATTGATCGACTGCTTGACCTGATGAATTATATTCAATAGGCGCGGTTGTAGCAGAAGAACCAGAACCAGAACCAGAACCAGGAANAAAACCGGCTAAACCGGTGCCTTGACTATAGCTTCCTAATAGTGAACTTAACCCTGATCCAATTAACCCACTTGACCCAGGCGATGTCCCTGTTGCAGGTGTACCAAATAATGATTGTCCAAGAGGCGTATTACTAATACCAGCACCAAGAGCTCCTAATCCTGCTATCTGCTGTAAAGGTGATGCGGCATACGCACCAGGAATTGGGCCAGTATAGGATGAACTTGTACTAGTTGGCATGGTATAGCCACGTAAGAGAGCAGACTCATTGGTTAATTGCTGCATAGGGAATAACTGTTGATTCTGTGCAATGGTTTGTTGTTGACCGCCGAGTGTAGCAAGTGCATTCACATCGCCTAGTCCTAATGATTGCTGTTGGCTTGCTAAATTTCCTAACTGTCCAGATGCTGCTAAGTTGTTGGCATAGTCTTGCTGTA